GCCGATCCCTACCCCCTGGTTCCCAAGCCGGCCGCGCATACGATCGTTTCCGCGGCCCGGGCTGGGCCCAGGTGCTCGACGTTCAGCAGCAGGTCGTACTGATGCGGATCGTCGATGTTGCGATGGAAGTAGCGGCGGACAAAGTCGCTGCGCTCGCGGTCGGAAGCGTCGATCAACCGCTGCGCGTCGCTCTGGCTAATATTTATAAAACCATTTAGTTCTTTTACCTCAAAAGGTTCACCCAATATGACTTTTCTATTTTCAATTAGTTGTTTTTTACTAATAAAATTCATTTATAACACTCCTTTACGACTGAATACTTCTTGTTACTGGGCCAGTTATATTAAAAGCAGATGTAAATTTAACAGCTGCTGTTATATCTCCAGGGGGGCTATATGAAGTACATAATACATTACCAGTATATACAATATTTCCTGATCCTAAACCTTGTGGCATATATTGAAAACTTTGTATAGTTCCAACTATACTATCTAATACACTATCAATATTTATATCCCAATACCCATCTAAACTTATTGTACCAGTCTTTAAACCAGCAATAAATGTTTTATTTGTGTTACCAAAACAAGAAGTTTCAGCCGTTTCAGAAGTTTGTGGGAAATCTACCTTATCACAATACTCTGATATATCTGTTAATGATGTGCCAATTCCAGCAGTACTAATCTGAAAATTGACAACTTTACTGTGTATAAAATTTGGCATTTTTAACCACTCCTTTCATTTACCTTATTTTTTGATTGATACTTATATTAAATGTTTCTGATCCAGTTAATCCTGAGTAAGAAGCTCTTACATATTGATAAACTGTACCTGTAAACGTTAATCTTTGTGCCCCAATACTATTAATATAACCAAAGTCAGCTAATGTTGACCAACTTGTACCATCAGGTGAGTGCTGTACTGTAACATCATTTATTGAACCTGTTAGTGCTATTACATGTAAGTAAGCAGAACCACCAAAACTTAAAGTATTTCCTAAATTTACAGTACTGCCAACACCAGAACTGGATGATACAGGTTGTATATCATAAAGTGATATTAAACCTTCTCTAGCTACATTACTTTGACCAGCTATTGCTATTGATACAGCTTTTGTTATATCACTTGAAATAGTATAGCTAGTATTTAATAGTAGCATACCATAACCTTTTTTACCAACTGCTGATGTATTAGGAAACCAACTTAGTATTTGTGAATTACCTAATGCACTCCCTAATATATCATCTATTTGATCCTCCGTTATAGAATTTTCTGCATAAAATCCATCACCTGTTAAAGTTGCATCATATAATCCAGATATAAAGGTTTTATTAGTGTTTCCAAAACATGAGGTTTCAGCAGTATCAACTTTCTCATCTGTCTCAATTTTATCTAAGAATGGAGTTAAATTGTAACCTCCAGCATATACTTGTATTTGTTTACTATGTATAAAGTTTGGCATAAATTATAACCCCCTATTACCAAATAATGAATTTACTGTAGACTGAATAACTTCTGTTATCTCATCTACACTTTCCTTTACAGGGTCTTCTAAATACTTTGATTTACCACCATTTGGATGATTCATTGTCATATCTTCATGTATAATAACTGCATATTCATCTGTAGTTTCCCTAGTTTTTGGATTTTCTTGAACATGTGGTCCACCATAGCCAAATTCAACAGAAACTGATTTACCAGATATTGCAGGTAAGTTTATATAGTTTGATAACTGTAATGCTCCTGTATCTATAGGAACTTCCTGCAATGATTTATCCAATATTTTATCAGCCTCATTTGCTAAAGCTGGAGCTAAATTAGTCATAAGATTGCTAATTACATCGTTAAGTTGTGATTGTACCATATCAAGACCTGATACTGTTATATTTATTGAATCCATTATATCATCCCCTTAACGAGTATAAATTATTTTAGCATATATATTACCAAATTCATCTATCTCTGGTTTTATAGCTAGTATTTCTGGATAAGTACCGTCAGGTAAAATTATTCTGTCTCTAGGATCAATTGTAGTAGAACCATCTACATATATCTGACAGGTGCTTACTGCTTCTTGACCAGCTTTATCCCTAATTATTTTATTTAGTTCTTGAACTCTTGAAGGTACAGAAATAGGGGATGATGACCAAGTAAAGTCATTATGAAAATTATAAGATACAAAAGCATATATGTTAATAGTTTGCTTCAGTAGATTTAAAAATTCATTATCCATATTATCATCCCCTTTATATTATATCCACTCATATCTTTGGTCTGTATCTGGTTGTTGTATTCTAAATAAGCCTTTAGAAAATGATGGCATAACCTTATCAGTATCTTCATTTAGATTATCTTTATCTGATTTACTAATACCACCAGCATAAGCAGTTAATAACTTATTTGCAGAAGCTCTTAGTGTTACAGATAAATCTCTATATGCTTTTGCTCGTTCTGACATACTAATTTTTAAATCACCAATAGACTTATCTGCTTCTCTACTAAATTTTGCAGCAATTGTTTCAGCTGCTACAGATGCAGCTGTTTTTAAATCTATCCAATCAGATAATAAGTAATTTACTTCTTCATCCATTAATAACTGGTCAGTACTGTCAGTATCACCAATTAAAAATCTAACTTTATATAAGTCTGTGGTAGGTGCAACGTATGACCATGTCATTATAATCACCCCTCTATAATTTTATCTAATCCAGTAAGCTCTTGTGGTGATAACTTTATATTGTTTTCTTCTAATTCACTTAATAAAAGAGGAGAAAAATCAATATTTAAATCAATGTTAAGTAATTCATTCATTTCATTTATAAGATTTATATTCTCATTAAAAGTAAATGTATTATTTATCATTATTGGATTTCCCTTTTCATCTCTATTACAATACTTTTGACATATTGTTATTCTAGCTTCTTCAAAGTCTTTATATTCTCCCATAAGTTGCTTTATTAGTTTACTAATTTTATATGAAAGCCTTATAGGAAGCTTTTGAGACGTAAGTTGTGATAACCCATCTAATAACCCTTTAATATCTCCTAATTTTACTAACATATAACTTACCTCCCTAACCTATACATCAGCTGAAATCCTAATATAGTCTATTCCATTACAATACACTTGTGCTGATTTTCCTGCTGCTATAGTTACACCCACACCACCAGATACCATTATAGTAGCAGAATTTACTAAGTCAGAGTTTATTACTATAAATGATTTTCCATGTACATTAGAAGCTATTATATTATTAGTAGAACTACCAACGCTAACCTCTAAGAATTGATTTCTCATATTATCCAATGATAATATAAAGCTACCTAGACTTAGATTAATAGATGGAATATAACCATACTGTAAAAATTTACTCATTTCCCCTACTTCAAGACTTCCTACTAAAGCTCTACCTCTAGTTAATCTATTCATTCTATAGCACCTCCTTAGATATTTGTAATTTTTCTGGGTGACTAATTTTCGTATGGTGTTCTAGAACAGCATCATTTTCAAAAATTCTATCACAGTGGGAGCAACTTACATAGCCCCCACTGTGTTCTGAAATGTATCTTTGATCTAATAGAACTTTTTGATTTCTAACTCTACCAATAGTAATAATTTCACCCTGTATTCTCTTAATTCCTTCTACATTAAAAGGTTTTTTTACCTTATTCATAGAACACAACTCCTTATCATGATATTGCAGAGCCATAGAATGCCCCAAGATCAGCACCAACTACTTTAAAATCAAATGCTGATTGTCCTTCAATCCTATCTGCTTCTAATTGTTCCATTCTCATGTTCTTTATTGATGTTGCATATCCCATTCCTGATAATCCCCTCCAAGCAAATGTATAACCTGCTGATGGAGTCATTAAACCAGGGTTTGGTGCTGAATAACAAAGTAAAGCAGATTTTTGTGACATAAACTGCATCTCTGATACTCCACCCTCATTAGCAGGATCATATACAGCACCTGCAATTAAGAATCTATCTACTTCAAATAATCTTGCGATCATATCAGCAGTAATAACTTGTGCAGAAGTATATTTATAACGGTCAACAATATCAGGGTGGTTTCTAAGTGCCTCAAATACATCTTCTGAAACAACCAATGTATTAGGTCTAAAACCAGTCTGTTGTTTAATTGCAATACGTCCATGTCTAATGTCACTAATAGGATCAGAATTTGCATAATCATCCCACTGTATAAACTGATTAGCTGATGGTACTGTTGATACTCCAGCATAATCATTATTAAATACCCCTGAGTTCATAAATTGACTAATAAATAATTGCTCTCTTAAAATTAAAAGTCTCTGTGTTACAAATAATGTAGCATCTCTTTCAACATCAATACCAGGATCAGCATTACTTCTAACTTGATCTGGAATGTCATGATGCATAGCATATACATCACAAGAATATATATTAGTAGAATCTACATTGTAACCACTCCCTGCTGATTCTGTTCCTGGAGCTCTTAATTTAGCCTCATTTTTAAACCAGTAAGATTTAGTATATAACCAGTAAATGTCTGTTTTCTTATCAACTGGTACTATTGGAAACACTTTATCTGCTATAAAATCACTTGCTGACTGTATATAAGCAATAGATATATTAGTTAATGGTGCATTAACGTGTACTTGACTAGGTGTAGGTTGAGCTTTCCTAATCTGTTGTTGTCTAATTAAATCCTTGTTACTCATTGTAATTCCTCCTTTATAATCATTATTAAGCTAATCTTAATGGGTTAGCACAGTTTACTAGTACAGAAGCTATTTCTCCTGAACCACCACTAAAAACGACCTGACCTACACCAAAACTTGTAGTATCTGTACCTGGTACATAAGGTACTGCATGACTATTTGTATCTGTACCAATAATATCTCCAATATTTAAAGCTGCACCTGCTACTATTTTAGATATTCCATATACTAATATTTCAGCAGCGTCTCCTTGTATTGGGTTATTTTGTAGTATTCCGCACGGTATATCTGTAATACTATCACATAGTACTACTTCGTCATTAGCTGACATTTTAACAAAGCTAAATTGATTATTTACCATACTCATTCCTGCCATTGCAGAAAATTTAAAACCAGGTAATTCATAAGCCATTGTAATCCTCTCCTTTATTTATAAATTAATATTATCTTTGACTATTTCTATATTGGTCATAAAGTCTTTTTCCTGCTTCTGTTTTTAAAACTATATCCATAGCCACTGCCTTAGTCATTGATGAATCTTTAGTAATCATTTGATTAGCTAATGTATCAAGTTGACCTAGAGCATCACTTGTATCTATATCTGAGCTCATAGATGAACCAAACTCATCAAACATAGAAGATTTAGCTATTGCTTCATTAGCAGCTCTTAAAACAGATTCTAGTTTTCTTGCTTCTTTTGGAAGTGAAACTGCTATTGATTTAAGTATTGGACCAAATTCTTCAGCTTTAATTCCTAAATAATTAAGTTCAGCTGCTTTCTCAATATAAACCTTATTTAATTGGTCATCCTGCATTTTAGCAACTGTTGCTTGTAAACTCTTAATTACTGATTCAGAGTCATTAGATTTAGCAATCTTTGATTCCAGTGATGCAATGTATTCAGCTACATCTTTAGGTAAGTTTGATTTCTTCATTTCTTTTCTTTTCTTAGCTGATTTTTTGTCTTCTGAATCATCCTCATCATTGTCATCATCAGAATCATCATCAGAATCATCATCATCTGGTGGATTTTTCATTCCCCTAGCCTTTTTTGCTTCATCCTCATCCTCATCTTCGTCCTCATCTTCGTCTTCATCTTCTTTAGCTTTTATTGCTTTTGCTTTCTTTGCTTCATCTTCATCTTCTTTTTTGCTCTTTTTTAAACTATTAAACATGTTTAAACCCTCCTCTAATTTTTC